ACAGCACCAGTTGTGGATACTCCGGTTGCACCGGTTATGCCAATGCCGGTCGCACCAACAGCACCGGTTGTAGATACTCCGGTCGCACCTGTTGTTCCAACTCCGGTTGCACCAACAGCACCGGTTGTAGATACTCCGGTTGCACCTGTTGTTCCAACTCCGGTTGCACCAACAGCACCGGTTGTAGATACTCCGGTTGCACCTGTTGTTCCAACTCCGGTTGCACCGGTTATGCCAATGCCGGTCGCACCAACAGCACCGGTTGTAGATACTCCGGTCGCACCAATAGCACCAGTTGTAGATACTCCGGTCGCACCGGTTGCACCGGTTGTGGCAATTCCGGTCGCACCGGTTGTGCCAATGCCGGTTGCACCGGTTGTGCCAACTCCAGTTGCACCTGTTGTGGCAACTCCGGTCGCACCTGTCGAACCTACTGCTCCAACACCGGTCGCACCGGTCTGTCCTATAAATCCGGTAAATCCTGTCTTTACAGCAAGCGTTCCTATCGGATGGTCATATACACTTGGAAGAGGGTCGGAAGATTCCAATGGTATCACATTGACAACACGCCCCAGTGACGTTAAAGGATGATCCACAGTAACTTCTGCCCCATTATCATTTATCTTTACAATATCTGTTGCTTCTGCCAGATTGCTCGCATTACCACGATAGATCTGGGTTTCTGGAAGTGCTGGAAATGCCCCAATCTCTCTCCATGTTGACCCGTCATAATACAACAACTTATTTTGTATTCCTGCCCCCGATATTGCATCAACATCAGTGAATCCGCTGCCAAACGTAATCGTATCACCATCGCTATTGTCCACATGAAGCCATACGAGCCAGCCTTGACGTACTGATGCTGTTGTCCATTCGGCATTTTGATCAGGCGTTGATTTAAAGAAATGGCTTGATATTAAATCTATTGCCTGATTGCCAACGGGGATCGTTACATATCCGTCAAAGTCAACCATCTGGAATGACTCAACACTGCCGGGGTCTTTCTCGTCATGTATCTGTGCAACCAGATCGTTGTTGGCATCCATGAATAGCTGTATAGAGTCAATCAGCGGATTATCAGGAGTCGCTAATTGCTTTAGTATGTGTAATATCTGTTGTGTTTCAAATACCATTTTAGTATTCCATCAATTTTATAACGCCATCGAGTCCCGACAGCTTGAGTTCGCTGTGATAATCAAAATCAAAGCCCATTTCACGCCAAACACAGCGATAGATATAGGATGGCTTATCATCATCTGGGATAACCACTAAGGGATAACGCAAGCTCGGAGTCGTCCATAATGTGTATAAATTATCATAGGCATCGCTGTCTATGTTCTGGAACTCAATATCAATCTCGGCATAGTCTCTTTCGCCGGCATAAGATGTATGCGAACCATCCACAAGCGGATAAGCCCCGCCGATGGTGTCCTTTTTTGGCATCCTAACCATAGATGGCAAATCAATATTATCAGTCAACGCAAGCCTTAACTCCATGAGCATCACTTCATATATCTTGACGTTACTTGCACCCTTCGCAGTAACCTCTATTTTCCAATATTGCTTACTTACCTCTGTAAATGACAGCCACCACCAGATACCCGCCTCTTTCTCGGTATTTGTCCCATCAACAACCTCAGACCACGAAATAGCATCATCTGAGTGGTAGAGCTTGAATGTGGTTATCATCGCTTCTTTCATAAACAGGCAATCAATGGTCTGTACCGATCCTAAGTCTATGATAAGCTCTGGCAATGCCGAATCATTTTCCCAGTAGCTCGACATATCGTAGTCAAGTGCTTCTGATGGGTCATAAACATCCGTCCCACCGCTAGATGAAGCGGACACGCCTCTTTCGTAAGTGTAGGATTTTGAAAAGAAATATACTGCCATAATTGCACCTATGGGATTAAATATGCGATTGCCTTAAATAAATTGAGTCTTTCCTCTGGTATTGATTCATCATTTGACCCATAAAAAACTTCATCAAGAAACAAGAAAATAGCATCTTTTGCATACGATTTAACATCATCCTTGCGCCACGCTTCTTTGTCCCATTCTTGTAGGTTTCTCCTAAAAATGGCTTTGCCATCTTGATATTTTGACTCTAATACAAACCCCTCTTCATCAAATTCCTCGAATACTATCTCAAATTTCTCAGGGAATTTTGCCATATATTCAGTTACGTATTTTTGAAACCCAATAAACTTTTTATCCATTAGCCCACTCTCCCCGATTCTCTTTCTTATTAATGCGTTTTCGCACCTTCGTTGTTATCTGGTCGCCATCCATGTAAAACTCGTATTTCTGGTCTTGCATCAAGCCTATGAGTTTATCAAGTTTATCACTAAGCCCACCTTCACCCGTTTGCTGTTGTGTCTTTTTTGCAAACCCCGCCTCAAAATTGTTGATAAAATCCATGCTTGATTTTCGTGTCATTGCGATAGCTGACCGCCCACCTGATTTATATGCCATTGCGTCATTATAGGGATCGTCAAATGAGATGCCCTCTAATACCGAAGGTAAAGCCCCGACAAGAGCCATAGGATTGCCTGTTGCTAAAGCCATGCCGATTGATCCTAAAGCCCCAAATCCACCTGTTGACTGACTTGCTGGATTAATCATATTACTGAATATGTCCTTCAATCCACCATAAACCGTGTCGCCGATAGCGTCCCCCGCAAGATTAAGCACAACATTTAAAATGCCTTTGCCAAAACTCTTAAACACATTCTCAAGGCTATCAAGATTGTTTATTAAGTCTCTCGGTATCTGTGCAAAAACATCGCTGATGCTATACGCCAAATCTTCCCACATAACCATCTGCTTATCCCGATATTCCTGAGCCATTCTCAAGGATTCATCAAGAGATTTCTGTTCCAGATCATTCCTGAACTTCAACGCCGCCTCAATTTCTTTTTGGCCCATCCCCTCAATAAGAACTTCCCCGCGCTCTCGTATCTTTTGCTGGCGTATAAGTTCAGCTTCTTCATTTGCCTTCATCATAGCAAACATACTATCATCAAAAGCTTGGGCAAGTTTCTTTTTTTCAATAGCTAATAGAGCGTCTTGTGTCGCTAAATACTTCGTAGCCTGCATTACAACATCAAGCATCTGTGCATATGCTTTGATGCGTTCCTCTGGAAACATGGCATCGGCTGATACCTGATTAGCGAATGGGAATGTTTGGTCAGCGAACGGTCCCGGTCTCAATGTCAAGCCGGGCATAGGTGTGGTTTTTTCTTTTGGTGAGATAAAGTCCGCCGCAGAAAATTTCTGACCTTTTTTTAGATCGGCAAGTATTTCTTTTCGGTATTGATCTACCATCTGATGAACGCCAACTTTAGCTTTATCAGTAATGGATGGAACAAATTGACCCTCAACTAAACTAGACCACCATCCAAGCTTTTCCTCTCTTGTCCATGCAAATCCTTTTTCACCAAGCGAAGTTATTTCATCAAACTGCTTTTGAATGTCCTCGAGATCAAGCATCCCTTTTCTTGTAGATTCCGTTACCTCCCATGCTGAACCAAGACCAGACCTACCCATCGTCTTGTTTTTAATCTTCTCTATCTGGCTATCAATCCGGGCAAGCAAGTCCTCTGTTTTCATCAATGGGTCAATATTGCCAAATGCTGTCTCAATATATTGCGCTTTAGGATTCGTGGATTTATTGATTCTTTTTAATGCGTCCCATAGTGGGTTGCCTCCACTAAGGGCATATCGGGTTTCACCGGAAACCATATCGCCGGGCTTGTATTCCGCCCTCGTCATTTGCTTGGCAACTACTTCACGCATTTTATTGAGCCTGTCAAGATTTTCCTTATCAGCATCCGACATTATTTGTGGTATGTTGATAGGCTTTTCTGCGGCTTCTTTTATTCTATTGATAGCCCATGCCACCTCGATTGCGGCAAGTGCTATTATTCCCAACTTAGCAGCCGCAACTGTCAACCCAGATGCCCATATACCCGTTGATGTATTTGCCGTAAGCATGGTCGCTGATAAACCTTTTATATCAGCAATCAATGGCAATATTAATTTAGATATGCCCATCAAGGCAAACCCAAGCCCTGCTAATCCTGCACCACCAGCGATACCCATGCCGATAGTATCTTTGATAGGCTTCGGAAGTTTATTGAATACGTCCATCAGATCGCCGAGTTTATCAAGCACCTGTGTCAATATCGGCAGTAAAGCTTCACCGAGTTGCACCTTCGTCTGAAACCATTGATCGTTGAAGTTCTCAACTGCGTTTGCCGCGCCCCCCATGACTTTTGGTAGCTTCTCGAATCCTGTAACTATCGTCCTGATAAAATCATCCGCAGTCTGACCTGTTTCCTCAAGCTTCTTTTGCACAGCCTCAACATCAGCCGTCCCGAAGGCTTGCTTCATCACCTTGCGTATCTGCGGCAACTGCTCTTGTAACTGCCTTAAATCCTGTCCTAGCACCTTGCCCTTAGCTGACATTTGCGTTAACGCCAGTATCACAAGCTGTAACTGCGGAGCACCCTTGCCAACGGTTACAAGTGCGTTCCCGAAAGCCTTTAATGACCTCTCGGCAAGCTGGGCGTTCATGTCAATGGCACGAA